AGGCTTCTTGGCGGTTTTCTTCGCCTTGGGTTTTTCTTCCTCTTCCTCCTCAGAAGAATCATCGTCGTACTGGGCGCGAATTTCCTCCAGATGGGCAATCCAGTCCTCATCGTCAAACAGACCGATTTCATGTTCCTCGTCGAAATTCTGAAGACCCTCCAGAGCACGCTCAAAGTCAGAAAGACCGTAGGTGCCAAGAATCTCACTGAGAGGTTTCAGGCTCATGAAATACTCGATTTCCTCATCGCTGAGCGGACGAGCCTTAACCTTCTTGGGGAAAGCAACCTCATAGAAGTTCTCGCCCTTCTTCTTGTTGGGATTCTTGCGATAGGTAACGAGCACGGGCAGTCCCTCATCGACGTCGGTGTACGGATCTACCTCAATTGCCTCTTCCTCGTCCTCGCTGAACGCCATACGGTTGAGGGCATCGCGAACCATTTTCTTCATTTCCCACAGACGAGCGCGGAGCTGCTCATCTTCACGAACGGTATCTGCATAGCAGAGCCAGCTGTAGGAAGGATTCAGGCTGTCGCGTTGACCAGTGATAGCTTCCAGCTTGGACGCATCACCCTTGCAGAAACGCTTGGCATACTTGGTATATTCCTCCACGACATCCATTTTGGTACCACCGTGGAGACGGCTATCAAGCACCTGAATACGGCGAGGATCTCCGTCATTGCCGGCAATGGTAAGCCAGTAGCACTTCTTGGCAACGTAGAAGTTTTCCTCACCAGGATGAGCAGGGAAGATACGAATCTTGACAGTTTTACCGTCTTCCAGATTCAAATACTCGTTGCTGTTAGCTCCGATAGCAGCGTTGTCTTCATCGATCTGCTTCTGGAGCTTCTTGAGAGACGTAGCTTTCAGCTGCGACCTCAGGCTGTTTACTGTTTTTGTTTCTTTTGCCATAATTCAATATTGAAAATGTATTACTTTTCAGCGTCTTCAATTAGTTTTTTCGAACGACGTAATATAACGCTGTTTACGCGCCCTTCTAACACTTCCTCCGGAATATCGCCAGCTTGAATAGTAAGCGAAAGTCTATCCAGCTTGTTGCTTTTATCCTTGGCGCTCCAGAATACGCTATTAAGATAATCACGTGTCTTTTGAGCGTTGATTAAACCCTTGCGCATAGCCTGATAAGACGGCTCCTGGAGAACCGCATTATTGAGAGCTTCAACGGTGGGCGCCTTACCATTTGTTTCAGCAAGCTGGGTACGCAAGCGCTCTTTCATTTTAGCTTCAAAGACTTCCAGATTGAGCTTCTTCTCGCTTACCGCGCTTTCTGCCTCGGCAAGCATTATGCCAATCCTATTCACTATGACGGGGAAAGTAACTAACTCGCCGATAAGATTGGAATAATCTATCTGGAGAAGATCGTCGACCTCAACTTCGTCATCAAAAGCCTTGATGAGCAGGGTGTAGGTTTTATCACCTATTTTGACAATCTTCTTATCCATTGTTCTCGAGTTTCAGAATGTGGAGACCGATAACCGCGTACCCGATAATGTCACGGAGCGTATCTTCAATGCCTTCGAAATTAGGATTCGCCTTATTTTCTACCATGTTACGATAGCGCATTACCTTATCCCAAAGGTGAACCATGTTACCATTAAGACCAAGGTCGAAGGAAGCGCCCTTGTAATCACGATTTTTGCGAGCAAGCAATTCAGCCATTCCTCCGAAAACTTCCTCAATGCTTTCCTTGGTCATAATCTCACTGCCGTTTCCGCTCACTGGAACAGTTACAGCAATTTGTTTGCCGCAATCGGGGCAAGTAACCGTCTTGATGTTTTTAATTTCTTTGCTCATATATCATATTCATTATAGTTTCGAGAGGTGCCATTTTGGGCTCAAACTCCGCAAACCAGCTTTCCTTTAACATATTCCTCACATCTTCCACTGCGTTACGAACTCCGTTGTAAACGGTGGTGTCCTCGAGGTGCATGTTTTGATTGCCCATACGTTGTTCTCTTCTGATGAAGAACGCCATAGCGAGCCAATCGCACAGCTTAACAAAACGCTTCACATACGGCTCAGGGTGAATAATAGTTTCGTAAACAAACTTACCACTCGCGGAATCAGCAAGTATTTCTTCCTGGGCAAGGTGATCGGCAAGCTCATTGAGATTGCGCCGAATTTCCGAACCGTTAAAACGGTTGTACTTTGTTACATGAGAAATATCCCTGCGAATCAACGCTTCGTCGAAATCGTGAAACATAGCATAATCCACGCACCGAAGCTTGAAGTCTCTCAACAGCGGACTACGCATATCTCCCTCATCAATATCTCCAAAGATATCCTGGAGCAAAACACGTGTAAACACCGCCACTTTGAAACTGTGCTGACTTACGCTTTCACGCTGAAACACGTCCATTTCACTCCATTGGACGATGTTATCCAATTGACGCAGATACGCGCCTTCAAACATTTTACGAATCATAATTTTTGAACCTATTTTGATTTACTGTTTACTTGCCAACCAATCCTCATACCGCGTCGTCTTACTCTTATGACTGTTAATAACGTACAACCGCGTATGGGCGTCGCTGTATATCTTCTTCTCATTCTTGAATTTATCCTTTTTAACGATGCCGCTGAGCGCTACCGTACAACCCTTCAAATCCTCCACGCTTTCACTCAAAGATTCGTAAGCATCTGGCCAAAGAAGAATCGGGATAATGGTATTGTTGCAATCTATTTGAAGCGTACACATACGCCCGTTTTTGATATCCTTGGTTTGATAGTAAATAAGTTTCCCCGCAACCGCTACCTGCTTGCCTTCCGGAGTTGCTAAGAACTCCGTATCATTTACATACAAACTCGCTATGCGTTTATTAGGTATAGAATCCCGAATCATAGATTCATAGTCGACGTCTCCAAAACCCGTCAAACGCTTTTGCTCCAGAATCCAAAACGCATTCGTTGCTGCGTCTTCGGTCTTATATTCATCCGGCAGGGTGTCGCCCTTGGACTCAAGATACTTCTCCAGCAACCCCCGACGGTCGCGCGGACGTTCCAAACCTTCAATGAGGTCAAACGCCCCAGCAATAATAAGCGATTTTACAACCGTTTTATTCACCTTACTGGGTACCCGACTGAGAAACTCCTCCAGAGAGAAAAACTGCCCGCCTTTATTCCTTGTATCAACAAGATTCTGAACTGCTACATCTCCCACCCCCTTAATCTTCTGAAGGCTGAAGAAGATACGCTGTTCCTTGGGGTCGCAAGTAAATCCCGTATCGCTGAAATTTATATCCGGAGGACGTACTTCAATTTCAACTCCCGTCTTCTTCAATTCCGCAAGTCGATACGGAACCTCGCTTTCCTTACTGTATTGGAGAGCTGTAGTCCAAAACTCCAGAGGATAATTCACCTTGAACCACTGGCTCCAATAACTCATTATTGTGTAAGCTGCCGCGTGCGACTTATTAAAACCGTACCCCGAGAAAGCAAGCAGCTTTTCCCAAACCTTCTGAGCATACGCTTCCGGATCCTTGACGCCCTGTTCGCCTACCAACTTGGCATAGCCTGCCTTAAATTTATCGCCAAAGCTCTCCAGCTTGGCGTGGTCTTTCTTTTTAATCGTCGTACGAAGAACATCGCTATCAACCGCGCTCAAACCGCCAACGATAACCGCTTTCATGATTTGCTCCTGGTAAACATACAGCGAATAGGTATCACGCGTAATTTCCTCCATGCCGAGGTCATACGATGGTTTCTTCTTGCCTGCTTTAATATCCGCAAAATCTCCATGGGCGTTTACATCCATAGGACCAGGACGGAACAGAGCGGTCATAGCAATCAGATCGTCCATCGACGTAGGTTTTACCTGACGACAATAATTCATCAACCCTGTAGTGCCAAACTGGAACACATCCTCGTTCCAACCGCGCTTGAAATACTTAAACACTTCTGGGTCGTCAAACGGTATCTTCGAAAGTTTTACCGACCGTCCGCTGTCACGCTTGATAAGCTCCAGCATAGAAGAAAACTTGTCCAACTGATTAAGACCCAGAATATCTTCTTTCAAAAATCCGCTCTTATCAATGTACTTTCCTTCCCACTCGCTAACCAAAACTCCGTCGATTTGCTTAACAGGCATCCACTCAAAGATATCAATATCCCGCCCATCGTTTGTCTGCTTGGGAACAATAACAACCGCACTGGGATGGATACTCTCACTCTTGGGAACCATCATCGCATACTTGGTCATATGGACGATTTCCGGATTCTCTTGAACAAACTTAAACAGCAGCTTACTTTTACTTGCGTACTCAATCAGGTCGCCCCACGTGTACTCTATCTGGTCATCGATATCTTTGGTCAGCTTATTAGTAAGGTCAAAGGAAAGACCCATAATCTTACCAAAATCCTTGATACACGTCTTCAGCTTCATACGCGTGTACGTGCCTATACTACAAGTGTATGCGTAACCGTATTTTTCCTTGATGTACTCCTTTACCGTATCGCGATATTCCGTCGGGAAATCAACGTCTATATCCGGCATACTGTCCGC